CTCGTTGTATTTGCATTTGATGTGCTCTTGCTAATCTATCAAAACCTCCATATTGACGCGTAAATCCATATCGTGACCAACAATTTTTCCAATCTTCTGAGTGATCACACATTAATTCATCCATTTTATCATACATCAATTTCTGACGTATAACTAATGGTGTGTTTCCACAAAAAAATGTTCTTGCTTTTTTATTTGCTATATCTTCTAATGGAAGAAATTCAACTTTTGAAACTATTTTAAATACTTCATCATAATATTGCTCAAAATCTGTTTTTGCAACATCAGATGCCAAATATTCACCTTTATTCTTAAAATATACTCCTGTTAAGGGGTTTATCATTCGTTCTTGAGGTGTTCCATTTGATGCATTTGCTCCATATTCTACTTTATCTACTGCACCACATCCTGCCATGTAATTGTACATTTGTTCCGTATATTTCTTCGCCAATTCAAACAACTCATTTTGAGGTTTAATATTGGGTACATCACATTTCATTACTGAAATTTTATACGTTTCTGGTGTACATTCTGCATTTCTATGTTGAGCTATCTTATGTAAGTCTTCAAACTCAGGATGTAACGCAATTATTTGTCGGTAGACTGGATCTAATTCATCTATTGGACTCTTTGGTTTCTGTGTTTGACAGATTTTCGCATTTCCTATATATTTCATAAATTTAGTATCATAACATGGTTTACATTGCTGTTTCAAACCATTTAATATTAGTGGGTTAAATTTAGGTGTACTATCAGGCGCACCTACGCCTTCCATTAAAAATCCTGGCGGTAATCAGTGTTTATTAATGCACATGAATTATATTTACTCGTTGTGCCTATATGAATACCTACTAATGATCCTTCCGAATCAACAATAGGTGCTCCACAATTACCTTCAATTGAATTATAATTAGAATCAAAACAATTCACATATATTGAACTTTGAAAACATGTTTCTGAAACTGATGTTACGCAACATTTTCCTTGTTGTCCATGACATATTATTCTTAATTGTCCATCTAAATCTTTTTTAACATTTGTTTTATAAGTTGATAATCCAGGTACGTTACATTGTATAAATATTAAATCTACTCCGCACCTTTCTGAAAATTGTTTTACTTTATTAATTAAAACTCCTCCTGTATGGGATTTTATAGTAAACTCACTAGCACATTTTAAATATGTGTGATAAGTTGTCACTATTCCTACTTTTTCTTTATAAACAACCCCTGTACATTCACTTAACATATAAGGATTTTCAAAACTAAATACTGTATTAATATCAGTTGTATTCATAATCATACCTATTTTACTATTACTATCAGTGGGTATTATGCATACTCCTTTCATTTTAGCTTCTTGTTTAATAGGTAAGTATTCTTTCATAGCTAAATGAGTTACATTTAAAATATGTTGTTCATCTAAAGTTTGTCGTACAATATGTTTAAAGGTACATTTATCTCCAAATTCAC